CTTGTCTGCCGAAGTGTCCCACAGGAGATACGCAGAAGCTGTATCCCCGAAGAACTTTACGTCATACCCCTGATCATTGACGCCCACACTGACAGTAGCATCAATTTGGACAGCCCCATCTATATCTACCGCATCCAGATTCGTCGTTCCGTCAATGTCAGCATTGCCTGATATGTCAAGGGTAGCCGCATCAAGCTCACCAGTAAGGGTGATGTTCCTGAAGCTGGCAGCATCCTTGTTGCTATCTACGACCACAGCCTTCGAAGCTGCCACAGTCCCAGCAGTAATACCGTCTATGGTTTCTAACTCGGCCTCAGAAATTACAGCATTGCCGATGTTGACATCGCCATCGACCGTCAGGTCGCCGTCTAACTTGACGTTACCAGCATCGACCCACAGGGCGTAATTATTCGACCCCTCTGAGGGAGCATTCTTGATATAGACAGTGGCAGCGTTCGTTACCGTGCCGGTCGCCGTTATGTTCGGCTCCTCAACGGCCACAGACGCCACCAGAGTCGTTGTGCCGCTGGGGATGGTCTGTGCCCCCCCTGCGGTCACATGGAGCGCGTACGTGTCTGTGTCGGCTGTGTGTGTGGCTGCAGGAGGAGAGATCGTCACGAACTTGTCGTCGGCAGCGGCAGCGCCAAAGGAGAAGACATCGAGGCCGCCATCCACAACAAAAGCGTTCGCGATGTTATTAGTCTCAATCCGAAAGTCGAGGTCAGAACCTGGCTCGTTAAACACCGTCCCGGCGCCTGAACCCAGTGTCAGCACCTCGGTCATCGTGCCAGCCAACGCGACCGAGAAGATGAACTCACCCTCCTCGCCCGAGCTGGCGGTATCATCGACACAGACGACATCGAGGTTGGCAAACTCGGTCTGATTGTCCGAGGCATCGGGCATCTTCCAGACCATGCCCAGGCCCGAGCTGTTGTCGGTCATCTGCCCGCCGTCAGCCGGGTCCCACTCGTAGACCCACTGGTTCTGTATCGAGCCCGCCGCATTGGCGTCCTGGAAGATGTCGATGGCCTCGAAACTGACAGATGCCGCCTGGCCCAGCACCGTCGTTGAGGTGCCGTCCAAAAGGTCGGCCAGGGTATTGCCGTTCTCGTCTACTTCGGATCCATTGATCGCATCACCGGTACCATCGAGGGCGGAGTGATCGACCAGACTACTTTTAATCGGCGTTGCCATGATTCATTCCTGTACGCGAAAAGGGGCAGACGTTGCCTGGAACACAGTCCAGGTCAAGAAGGCCTGCCCCTTCTTTGGAAGGTATCGTTAAGCGCGTGTAACGATCTATACGTCTACCAATTGGCCATGTGGTTGACTAGTCCCGCCTCTTTACCACGTTGTATTGCAGAGTCTACCACGTCCATGGGCAAGAACGCTTCCTCCCCCGTCGTCCACTCGTTGCGCCAGATGCGGCGATACTCGGACTCGCGCCCCTTCAACGACGGGTCTTTCTGCGCTTCTGCCATGAACTCAGGGGTGTGCCAGGGCATCCTCGCCTCATGGTCCCAGTAGCAAAAGTACTGGCCATCCTGGTAGCAAGGCAGGTCTTCCAAACCGGGCACCAGCGTACCATGCTTCCGCAGAGGATCGTAGGAATCCGGCTTTACTACACTCTCATAGATGTTCCACAGCAAATGACTCTCGCCATACCAGCCAGCGTAGGTAGTCACCAGCCGCACCGAATACGGTAGGTTGGGTATCGGCTGCATCTCGACCCACAACCTCTCCGCGGCATCAGTCCTATAGGCCCACAGCTCATCAAACACCGTCAGCGCCGGCATACCACCCGCCTCGCCAGCATAGTCTGAGGCGATAAAGCGCAGCCAGTGCGGGCCAGGGTTGCGCTGGCCATTGTCAGCGAAGTCGATCTGTTGACCCCGCTTGACGAACTTATCCTTGCCCAGCACCTCCTCTAAGAGCTCGGGCGCCTGATGCTGCATCAGCAGGAAGTTCTCCTGCACCCGGTCGAACATACGCGTGCGTGACTGCTCGATGTCGTTGGCTATAGAGTAACAGTTGCCGCCGAAGGTGCGGGCGAAGCCGTAGGTGATCATCGCCGCCAGCTCGGTCTTCGCAGACTTTTTCGGCATCGACAGGACGATATTTCGATACGGCAGCTCGCCATCCTCGTTAACGGTAAAGACGTGGTTGAGGATGCGACGATGATGGTCCACCAGCTCCACTACCGTGCCGCTTTCCTTCAGGTAGTATTCGCTCTGTATACACCGCACCAGCGGACAATCGATGACAGGCTCGGTCACTGTTGCCGCTCTCCCGTCCCAACCAGGCGCGAGGCCACGTCCGCCGGCCCTGCCATTGCCCAGTCAGGAAGCTCAGTTGCCATCGTGCCGCGTCTGAGGGCGGTCAGCGCATTCATCGGCAGGTTGCCCTCCCAACCCGGTCTAAGCTCGCCCTTCAACGGATCGGCCTCGGTTGGATCCACATGCATTTTGGCTAGCTTCTTCGAGCTGGCAAAGTGCATGAGAAAACGAATTATCTTGCCAGGATCCTCCGCAATCGTAACCGGCGACTGCACCTCCTGGCCGGCGCCCACCTGCTCATAACGCGGGTTCAGCCGCTGCACGCCCGGCTTGACAGTCAGCATCGTGTCACGCAGACGATACAGGGCTTCTTTAATTTCGGGATCCTGCCTCAACAGATCATCGAAATAGGCATCCTGAGTGTTCTGGCCCTTGCCACCGATCTTGTCCATCTGCGCGATCAACTTATCACTCTTAATTGCCCGCTTTCCGCCACCCACGTCCTCGGTTGCCTCGTATAGCATTGCAGATAGACGATTCTGCGCCAGCTTCCGCATGAACTCATCGCCCATCTCGGCACGCACCTCGCGCAGGCGCGAGATATCCTTGGTCATAGCGCGGATCAGCTCATCGTCGCTCTGCACCCGCTCCACCAGGCGCCCCATGGTAGACTTCTGCAGGTTGCGATAGCGGGCCCACCTTGCATCGGCCAGGTCCCACAGGGTCTCGTACTCTTCAGGCAGCCCCTTGGGCTTCATCAGCAGCGGGTGCAGTACTTCGACCTCACTCTTGACGAAATCCTTGATGTCAAAAAACGCGTCTTGAGCCAAACGCCGGCCGTCTGTGGTGATTCCCGTCTTCGGAAAGATCGTGTCCGAAGCATAGCGCCATATGTCATCAATGGACATGGCATTGTCAGGCAGCTCAACCGGCAGAAAGTTGTCGGGGAAATCCATCTGCATGAGGAGCTGTTCCTGGTAGTCTGGACCAGGAATATCGATCGCCTCCTCGCTAGCCTCGCGGGTCACAGTCGGAAGGCGCCGCATCTCCGTAAACGGTATCTGGGCGCTCAAGGCCTGGTCTGCCTGGGTAGGCGTTAGCCCTTCGAATAGCGGTATCTGCTCCTCGTACCCAGGCTGCCGGAAACCTAGGGCCTCACCCGGCGTGCGCTCCTCTGGAAATACCCTACGAAGGCCTGGAAGGGGAAGCTGCGCCCCCATGCCCCGCTCCAGATCGATCGGAGCTACCTCGGGAAATGGCAGATTTCGCAGCTTTGGATCCGGCCCTGTGTTCTTCTCCTCCAACAGCTTGATGAGCGTCCGAACCTTGTTCACCGCCGGGTCAGAGATATCATCAAACCCCGACTGCGAAATCAACCGTTGTAGCTTTTTCACCAGCGGCCGTGCGTCGGGCGTTGCCTTGCCCAGGCCAGTGGCGAAGATGTTATCGTATATCTGCGAGGCCGAGTCACGCTTATCGTTCAGGTGGGCCACCCACTCCCCGCGCACCGCCGCCCCGGCTTCGTTGGTATTGGGCACAATGCGGTCTGGTGCCATCTTCCGCACCAACCGCTGCCCCATGATACGGAAGCCCTTCTCAAAATCTTTCAGCAGGTCCTCCAATAGGGGAACGGCGGCAGTAGCCTGCGATGTCTTCATCGCCATCCACGACGAGAGCGGGCGGTCGGGGTTAAGGATTGAGGTGACATCGTGATACTTGAAGCCGTTGCGCTGCAGCTCCTGCTGCAGACCATGGTTGATATGCTCCCATTGATCCCACCGTGGCGCATCCAGGGGACGGTCAAGCGTAATATCTTTTTCCCCTTTCGGAATTTTCTTAGGCCCGAAACCCAACTTAAGGCCGCGAGACGTAAGCCAGCCGGCACCGCTGATGCCCCCCGTCAACGCCGCAGCAAAAGCGGCATCCGCCGTCATCGGTCCAGCGATCTCGCCCGTCTCCGCATAACCCCGCGTGCCGCCATAGAGCGCACTCTCACCAACACCACTTAGCACCCGCTTGCTGCGCTCAAACGCCCCCTGCCGCGGACCAATAGAAGACGGGTTTCGAAACAAGCCTCCAATGCGAGATCGCGTAGCATCCAACCCTGCATCAAGCGCCTGTCCTGCTCGCTGCGCCAGCCGCGGCGCCAGGCCCATAAGGCGACTAGCGCCCGCTCGAATGCCCGCACCCGCGACCCCACCCCCAGCCATCTCTGCCGGCAGGTCACCCAGCGACGGCTCTACAGGGCGGTAGCCTCCTTCCCCTGTCAGTCTCCCAACCCCCTCAAGCCCACCCATTGTGAGGCTGTTGAGCAGTACCCGAGACTGCCGGGAGATCTGGTTGTTAGTCCAGTCATCCAGCTGCCGCATTAGAGGGTTGTAGCCGGGATGACCGGGAGGCACGTCCCAGTAGTTGGCTTGATCGCGATACCGTCGCGACAGCTTCAGCTCGGCGTGCTCGTAGTTATTAATCGCCTTGCGCTCTTCAGGCGTTAAGGCATACGACCCTCCCGACTCTTCTCGAGCCGCTATGTTAGCTCTTGCTTGATCATAAATTCTGCCCATTATGACACCTATTCAACTATCGGAAAGGGCGACAGAACACCGTGCATGTACACAGGATTGGGATGGGCATAATCGAACCATCTATTCCTAATATTGGTCGCCGCGGCGGTATTACCGATCTCCCTGCGACCGCTCGTTAATATCGTTGCCGCGGTATTGCCACCAACGGAAGAATCCCCATTCACGCCTTCGGCCTGGGGTTTTCCGCCGCCGAACTTTAATCTTTTGACTTCCTTGGCAACATCACAGCTCGACCCAGGCACAAACGGACCCTTACAGACGTTCTCAATGACCTGATTTAGTTGAGAGATGTCTAGATACTCGTAGGTCTCCTCCATCGACAGGAGCATACTCTGCACCGCCTCCTTATTTTCAGGCGTCATGCCCCCCTTCTTAATCAGAGCTTGCTCGTAGGCGGCCTCTCGCATGTCATTGGCGAACGTGATCATCCCTGCCGCCCGTGCTATCACAGCACTCGGCTCAAACTTCAGGGCACCGACCAGCAGAGCAAAACGCTCTTCTTCCGTATTAGTAATAGCCGCACCCGTCTGCCGGCGAGCAAAGGTTTCCAACAACAGCCCCAGCTCGACGACCACCGCGTCGATGGCAGGCGAATCGTATTCGCCCTTCAACACGAAACCGGCTTCCGTGACACGCCCCTCAAGGGTGCCAAACTTTTCCTTGTCCTCCGGCGAGAGCGCATCCACCAACTCCATCACACGCAGTGCCTTTTTCTGGACCGTCCGGTCATCGATCAGCTTATCCTCAGTGCCAGCACGGAATACGAGGTCGCCCAGGCGCGTGGTTTCAAACTCCTGTTGTATCACCGCCTCTTGTTTGTCAGTAAGTGTAATATTCTCAAGCGCCAGGTTACTCTTGAGATTGGTCATAAGCTGTTCCGGCGAAGTATACTTCGCCTTCTTCAGCTGTATCTCCTTGTACTTGTTAATCTTCTCCCCGTTTTTCGATGCCAGCACGTCGGGTATACGCTTATACTCCAGCTTGCCTGTCACCCGATTCCTGCGCCAAAACATCCCCGTACTACTATCGAACGTGTAGCCTTCCGCTCTCCATTGCTCCAGTTCCCATTTGGCATTCTCCAGCTTGCGCCTATGCTTTTGATTAAGAATGCGCTGTTCAGCCTCCTCTACCGCCCTCTCCTCCGCGTTCTCAGCCCATATAAACCTCTTCTCGTCACGCTCACGCTGTAGCTCTTCAGCGGCACGGTCGATTTCATTTCGCGCCAGGATACCTCTCAGGAGCGGATTTTTAACTTCAGGAAACAATCGCTCTGTTTCCTCAGTCTCAATCTCCTCCGTCGGCACCTCGATCGTAAAACCGGGATCAAAGTCAAGCTCATCCTCCGGCACCTCGATCGTAAAACCGGGATCAAAGTCAAGCTCATCCTCCGGCACCTCGATTATAAAACCGGGATCAGTGTCAAACTCAGACCTTGGCGGAGGCATTCCTGGGGCCTCGACAGTGGGGATTTCAGGCGCTTGGGGAATTGCGCCCATGTCCTCGGCGGCAGTCCACGCCGCCGTAATCGCTGCAGGATCCCTTGAGGCCATAGCCATCTCCAGGGCACGCATCGCCTGACCGCGCTCAGTCTCCTGCTGTTGCATCATAAGCCGCTGCCGCGCCGCCATAGCCTGCGGCAGCTGGTTGGACGCCTCCGACAAGCCCCGCGTAACGTCAGTGCCGAAGCGACCTAGTGCTCTTAGTGCTCCACCTATTGGCATGGCCTAATTCCCTGGCATCCAACTCGGTTTGAAGTTCGGGTTTTGAACCAACGACGTGAGGATATTACCGCCTAAATTCCCGAGGCTTTGGCCAAACCCCGGCTGGGGATCATTGAACCTGAAGTCGGGCATCGACGGCTGGATCGTGTTCTGACCGACCGCATTGAGCATCAACGCCAGCGCCTGCATCTGCCGATTCTTCTGGGCCTGATCGAGCTGCTGGAACCTGTCGTAGAAGTTGAAGTAGTTGGACAGATCCTGCTGCTCACGCTGCAGGCCCTGAGTCCAGTCTGCCCCCTGCATCGTGTTGTAGGTAGAGGCAAAGGCAGGGGCAACCGAGGTCATGGCACCGACCAGGCGATTTGACATAGCGTCCTGCTGCTGCTGCTGCAGGTCCGCTCGAGCCTGATCACCGACAGTAGACGCTCCCATGCCACGCAGCTGTAGCGCCTGCGCCAGGTCCTGACGCTGGCGCTCGTTCTGCCGCTGCATCTCCCGAGCCATAGGCTGCAGGAAACCGGTCATGGTGTCCGGCTGCGGCGTTCCCCCCATAGCGCCCACCATAGCCCCCACCAGACCCTGCCTTAAGCCCTGGTCGTCCATAGCCGGGCCATAATCAGGCTGGTTGAACTCGAATACGTCGCCGCCGGTATTCAGGGGCGCGTCCTGAACGACAGGACCTGCCGTGGTATCCGGTCCCTGCGGAATTGTCGGATATAGGACGTCATCCTGCGGAACTGTCGGATATAGGACGTTATCCTGCACCCCATTGTAATCTGCCATAATTAGTGCTCCCGTTCTCTGACTCAAAAACTACATAGTTCCAAGCCGTAGAGCCGTTGCTACAGCCCTTGCCACTTAATCCTTAGAGTAGTCAGGACCACCGTAGACTTGATCGTCTTCCGGCATATCAGGCGGAACATGACCAGCTGGAACAGCTGTCTTGCCGAACATCTCGGTATTGGCAAGTTCGGGCGGCATTCGATCTTCCGGCCAGAACGCTGGTGGTGGCCTGTACTCATACCCAGGAACAAACATGCCGAGGCGATCCTCGATAAAGGCTTGCAGCGTCGCCTCTTCAGCATCATCAAGCTCAAATCCAGTCTCTCCAAAACCCTGGGCCTTATACCGCTGATCCATATGCTTACGCCACATCAACTCAGTGGCCGCATCATCCAACTCATGTTCCCAAAGGGGATCTGGATAAATATCGCCACCACGGCCACGACTAATTGCACGCGCCATATTCAAACGGTTATACCGTTCCCAATCAAAGTCCGGATCAAGTAACTGTTGCACGGGGAAGGCCCCATACATCGCCGCCTGGGCCTTGTGCAACGGATTCTCCTCGAGCCAGCTTTCGAGTACTTGAGCGTCCATGTCGGTGAGGGGCTCACCCTGGCCCAACATGCCGTGAAGCCTCTGCTGCCGGTGCCAATCCAACGCCTGCGCGACAGTCGGATTCGCTTGCGCCACATAGTTACGGATCATGTCCCGCCGAAGATCGCGGAAGGTGTAACGGCCACCACTGCCAGTGCCGCCACCTGCCCCTCCACCCCCTCCAGAACCACCACCCGCGTGCGCTGTGCCCGCAGTCATGCCCGGTGCTAGAGCGCCACCAGCTATACCACCGCCGCCACCGCCTATACTGGGCAGAAAGGCCAGCTGTTCGGGGGTCAAGTTTTCGGGACGCATTTCGCTGAAATAGGGCTGATCAGCAAGGCCTGAGAAGTCACCGGCAGCCAACGCCGCGAACAGGTCCGGTGCCGCCATCGGCATAGTTGAAGCATACTCATCAGCCAAAGCTGCCCCCTGTGCCGCCAGATCCACTTCTCCCCCTGCCACAGTAGGCGGCGGCATAGTTGAAGCATACTCATCCGCTAATGCCGCACCCTGACCAGCTAGGTCTGCTTCCGCTATAGACGGTGCCGTGCCTCTATCTGCTACATTCCTCATCATAAGGAGAGCATCTATGGCCGCCGCCTGTTCATTTTCGGGCAGAGAAGCTACAAATTCCGCTTGCTCCGATGTCATCCATTCTGGCACAGACACGCCCACAGGGGCGACCACCGGGTCCGCCATAGCAAAAGCCGGATGAGCGAAGTCCGGAGTACCGGAGACCGCATCGCCTACCGGGTCCCCCATAGCAAAAGCCGGATGAGCGAAGTCAGGAGTACCGAAGACCGTATCGTCTACCGGGTCCGCCACAGCAAAGGCTGGATGAGCGAAGCCAGGAGTGCCGGCCACCGCATCGTCTACCAACTGGTCTCCCAAAGAAGGAGTAGGCATTACGGATATATTGCCGCCGACTTGAACTACATCCTGGTCAGGAATAACCATGTCCAACGGATCCGTCACCACATCAACAAATGGCACCTCGCCCGTACTCAGGTCCGCTGTTAAAACCGGGTTGAAGGCATATTCCGGCGCGTCATAGACAGGAGCCTGATAGTCAGGCGCATCATAAACAGGAGCCTGGTAGTCCGGCGCATCGTAAACAGGGGCCTGGTAGTCCGGCGCGTCATACACAGGAGCCTGGTAGTCCGGCGCATTATAGACAGGAGCCTGGGGCGCTTCAAAAACCGGCGCCTGGTACGAGGGTGCCTGGTACGTAGGAGCTGCAAATGCGCCCGACGCGATATTCAGATCTGGCGCCGCAAATGCGCCCGACGCAATATTCAGATCTGGAGCCGCATACTGCGGACCAGCAAACGCGCCTTCCGCATACTGCGGACCAGCGAACGCCCCCTCGCCAAAGGTCATGCTCGGCGCTGTAATTGCCCCCTCGGCAATATTCAGGTTAGGTGCAGCTATCGCTCCTTCAGCGATATTCGCTGCGCCACCTTGCACCGCCCCCTCGCCAAACGTAACCAGGGGGTTTTGGAACATATTGCCGGCAGCACCGAGGACATCCACCGGATTCGCCATGTTACCGGCAATAGCCTGGGTCAGCGGACTGAAGATCGTGCTCAACCCCTGATAGGGGTCAACCGTCATCGCATCGATGACCGGCTGCCAGGAGGGATCGAAGGCGGGCATCTTCGGCGTGAAGGACCCAAACGTTTCGGGATCGTACGCAGTCGCAGTATCATCCAGAGGACTGAAGCTGAAAGCAGTGCCCCCACTAGGCGCGAAAGACCGATCGCGCAACGTCGGCTCGAATATCCCCGGCGCCCTCAGTTGTGCCCGTGGCTCGGTGAGGATATGGTCGCCATAGCCAAAGACATTCTCCATGGAGCGACCGAGATACGGCATTTCTACTTTGTTGTAGCGGTTGAGCATCTGCCGACGCATGAGGTCGGCTATGTCCGCCTGAGCCGAGTACAACCGCTCCTGCATAGGCGAGTACCCACCGCCGCCGCCGCCGCCACCGCCGCCGAACATATAACCGAGCAAGGTAGGGGCTAGCGTTTTTGCTACGTTACCCAGAGTCAGCCATTCAGCCATGATCTATGCCGCTATCGTGTTGCCCCGTAAGGCATATTGCATTACGAGCCCGTTAACCTGAAACCACTGATCGACACCCGTCGTTTCGACTATCACCTGCAGATGCGTTCCACGCGACACCTTGAAAGGCCGCGCATAGCGCCCCCGTGACACCTGACCGCCCCACAACGCCACACCATAAGTCCCCTCGCCCCAACCATCCGACGAGCCGCCTTCGACCGAGGTCTGCGTGCCTGCCGGCGTCGGCATCTTATACCGTCCAAGATTGAGCCTGACCGTCAGATCGTACGTGCCATTGGTCAAAAAGTTGACCCACACGGGCCCGTACTTCTTCATTCTATTTGGTGCCCCCTGACCATACCCCGGCGTTATCAATCGGCCCGAGTACGCCAGGTCGTCGCGGTCATCGCCAGAATGCATCTGGAAGATCTGTCCGGCACTATTGCCGACTACCTGCAGCTCCTGTCCCGAAGAGCGGTACACAGCGCCCGCTGTCAGCCCCGAATGGTCATGGCGCGTCCAGCGCAGCTGGCGACGGCCCCTGGCGTCGTTGGCTATGATCCCTCGTGTGGGTGCCACACCCGAAGTAGAGTACTGCAGGTAGTACTCGCCGCGGTCCTCGTTATAAAGCCCCCAGGAGGTGGCCTGGTTGCTCATATCACGAAGATCTAAGATAGGCTTGACCCTACCGGAGATATTCGACACGTAAAAGCCGCCAGTGGCATTGGTGGGCACCGCACCGGCAACGCCGTTATCCGACTGGAAGTAGAGTGTTGAGTCCTTGCCCTCGGCAATGGTATGATGTGAAACACAACCGATGCCGGATGACAGCTCCCTAACCGATGTCTGAGATATCGTTGACACCGGCAGTATGCGATACACCTTACGCCGCTTGAAAATCAGAAGGTTGCCAGCGAAGACGTGCAGGCCCGTGATATCGCCGGATCCGCGATCGATCTGTATCGAGCCGCCGCCATTGCCCGTAGTCCAATCCTCGGCATCGTTGACGACCGAATAACTCAGCGTGTCACCCGCAGCCAGCCACCAGCGGCCCAGGAAAGACACTCCGAACTTGCCGGTAGACGGCGGACTGCCGCCGAGGGCTGAGACGCCGGCGCCGGAGGTGTATTTCTTGGGCGTGTCTATACCATTAGATATGATCAGTAGGTTGGCGCTGGTGGTGGCACCGTAGAACATCCCACCGGACCAGCGCGTAGTCGCGGTGGTGTTGAAACCGGTGCCATTGGTGCTCTGCGAGAAGTCGCCTGACGCACGCTCGTAGACCTTCCCATCGGTAGCACAGGCTATCAGGCGCGTACCCTCGTCATAGTCGAAGAGTCCTGAAACGCCCCCGCCCAGATTTGTGGAGCCTATACGGCTGGTGCCACGCATCTTCTCCGGTTCCTCCGCGTCGCGGGTATAGACCATATTGAGCAGGTCCCAGAGCGCACCAGGAGGATACTCGGGGTTATTGAGCGCCATCCGGCGGTCGATGCCCTCGCTTAAGCGATGTATGTGATTGTCAGACCACATAACGTTAATCGCGTTTAACGAGCTGCCGATTTATTGTCGAAGGCGATACCAGAGCGCACCGGGAACGTTTGGTTGTAGTTGCGCTGGTATGTCTCCACCGACAAGCTGGCATCACGCTCCGGCTTGTTTTCGCGCATCAGCAGGACAGATCGCGCCTCCTGATACCGCTGCTCCCAGAAGCCAGCTGCCGCTTGATCCTCATCGAACAGATGGGCCACCGACTTGGCCCGATGGGATATCATCGTATAGGCCACAGACGGTGCATCCCCCCCGAAGAGGTTGGTCCCAAACGTGGTATTCTCGCTGACATGGACCTGGTACCAGACATCCACCAGATAGGCTTCGGTCGGGAACGGCCACAGCACCAGCCGGGGGTTGTCATCGCTGTCTACGGCGATCTCTGCCGCCAGCCGCGGCTTGCCGCCGGTACTCCGGTGCAGGTCGCCACCCGCTATGCTCATGAGGGTGGCAAACGGCACCAGCTGGATCTCGTTGCTGCGTAGTTGATGCGACAAGGCATCGGTCCAACTGGCAGCCTCGCCATAGGAGACGTGCTTGATCTCTGACAGGTCAGTAGTAGACAGAGCGTAGGTGTCCTGGAAGAGGCGGTAGGCCCCAGCCGTGGCCGTACTCCCGACGTAGGTGCGTGCCGAGGTAGAGTCAGCGGCAACACCCAGTGTCAGCGTATGCGGGGTGCCTGACGTGGTCACCGTAGCCACCGGGTAGGAGACAGTGTCCGCTGTCATCCTAAACCACATATCCGCCGACGCAGAGGACCAGTTGGTGGCGCTGGTGCCGGAGCTGTCTACCGAGTTGACGGTAGAGCTACCATTGGTCACTGCAGCATTGCCAGCGGTGATATCTGCAGTGGTCAGAAAGTTGACATGGTGCAGACCCCACTCGAAATCCACCAGCTCGAGGATCTGCGTCACATCGTCGTTGATCGTCTCGATCAGCCGCTGCTGCAGGATGTTAGTCGAGGTGAACTCAGTTATCTCAGGCTCACCAATCGACTTCAGCGCCTCATTGACTACCGCCCCGAGGCTTTTGGCATTACGAGCCATTACCGCACAGCGTAGTGTATTACGAGCGTGATCTCATCCGCCGAGGCTGCCGATGTCGTGGTAATCACCAGGTCCCCGGTGCCTCCCGCAGCCGTCTTGACGAGCCCCTCTCGCCCACCCCAGGTGAAATCTATCGCCGTGTCGCCGGTATCCCCGAGGATCGACGTATAAAGGAACTCGTCCGAGGTCGCATCAAACTCGAGGGTAAACTCGATGCCCGCCGTCGCCTTGTAGGCAATCCTTTCGATGATCAGCGCGTTAGTGTGATCGTCGGCCTGGGCCGAAAGATCGATCACTGCCACGTCGGACATATTGTCCGTATTCGCCCAAACCGCATTCCAGACAAGCAGGCCCTTGCGGCCTATCTGCCGGCTGTAGGTACTGGGGGTAGGTGCCGCCATTATTTACTCCTCTTGCGCGGTGCAGCCTTCTTCTTGGGTGCAACGCTCTTAGCCCTCTGCAGCTCACGGTAGAGCTGGCGAAACTCGTTTTTGGTCACGTCGATGTCGCTGGCTTCGATAAGGGCCCACGCCTCGGCACGCTCAACACCAGCATCGACCGCCTTCTGCACTTCGCTTTTTAAGTTTTCCATTTTTTTTTAAGCAGGAGGAGGCTTGCGCCCCCTCCTACCCCCCCCCTCTAAGACGCTGCCGTCGTCGGGAATAACCGCCCTGTCTGATCAATAGCATCTGCCTCGTAGTTCTCGAAACACATGCAAGACCCAGGATCAAGCATCGACCCGATAGTGCCACCGCCCAGGAAATTATTGGCGATGATCCCTGTCGCCGCGCCTGAAAACAAAATACCGGCAACAGACTCGAAACTCCGATTGCCCTCGATCACACAGTTAGTGTGCGCGACAGTGGACCTGATCGACGCTAAATCCCAAGCATTGGTATTCGTCCCACCATTAAAAACGCAATTGCGGACAGTCAGCCGATTTACGCCTGCCGCTTCGATCTCGATAGCAGCATCGGGACCGTTAGCGGTGACGTAAAACCGACAGTCCTCAATGGTGGCCTCATCACCACCAGCTGCGATCGTGATGGTCTCCAAGTCATTGGCGCCACATTCGAAGGTGCAATTGCGTACGACCGTACCTTCGGCGCCTATGTTAATTCTTGAGACAATGTCGGCTCCAGAAGCCGGGAAGTGCAGGTTTTCAATAGTGATATTGGTACCTGTGGGATCAAGGACATCAAAAGTTCCTGTGCCCGTGATCGAGCTAGCATGAACAGCGGAACTGTCTCCGACACCCGTGATCGTAATGTCAGCTTTTGAGATCGTGGTCACGGCGGTTGTTGCCACGTTGCCAGGCAACAAAGCAATGGTATCCCCACGGCCCGCAGTAGCAAGAGTCACAGCTTGCGAGATCGTAGACAGAGGCTGCTCGGGGCTGGTGCCAGGATTACTATCCGAAGCACCCTTGCCGCGATAGGCCACTGTGCCACCACCGACAAAAAAGACCTGACCGCCCGGTTTCTCAAGATTAACCCAGCGACCGTGTACGTTTAGTAGATTTGCCATTACTATTCCTTTATAACCCTTTTTTGCCACCATCCCTGGCAGCTCTTTTCGCCCATCCTAGGCGTCGGGTTTCGGTTGTTATTTATACCCCTGGCGAGCCGAAGACGCCGCGAGGATCGCCCCAGCCGGACGACTGAGCGTACATGCCGCTGATCTTGTAATCCTTCGTATCGAAGTCATACTCGTAATCGGTCCAGAAATTTTCCCGATCATAGAGCAGCATGTAATGGTCGGATTTCTCCGCAAGAAGGAACCACGCGTCGGTGTCAGTGAGGTAGTTCCACACCGTGACATCGAGCAGGCCATTCAGCGGATTGGCCGCGTTGCTGTCGTCCTCGGGCTGCTGGCTCGAGTTCGTATAGCGATAGGCCTCAAACCGCAGCTCCTTGGGCACCAGCAGGTGCTTGGGCTCGATGACCACCCGCTTGCCGCCACCATCGCGGAAGTCAGAGAAGTCAATCAGCGCCTGTTCCAGCGAGGTCTGCGACAGATCTGCCGCCGACGACAGCTCGTTGGCGTAGGTCGATCCATCTTCCCGCACATGCGCGGTGGAGAACAGCTCCAACCCATCGGGGCCGGTGTAGCTGGAATCGAATCCGTTGTTGAAGTGATTCGCCAGCGTCGTTTCCTCCGTAGCCCGAGCCGAGCGGCCCAGCTCCGCGCCCCATTTCTCCATAGAGGCGTACAGATCGTCACGCAGCATTTCGCGGGTGATACGGATACCGTAGCCCGAGTCAGTGTGCGTAAAGGTCTGCCGGAAACCTTCGTTCCCCGACGCGTAGTCCAGCGGCGACCCTTCGGTCTTCGTCGGCATGACGCCGATGCCGCCAGCGGTAAGGGTGTCTTCCTGGTACTGGGACGAATTGCGGACGTTGAAGACAGAGCGCCCAACGCCCTCTCGTTCCGTAAAGTCGTGAAAGATCACCATGTCGATGTCTCTCAAGACGGTGTGGAACGGCCACGTCGATGTCGTGTGTATACTGGCCATGATTAGACTCCTGACGTGGTCTTGAGGAAGTGTTCGTTGATCACACAGACGAAGTCGGCATTGGCGCCAAAGGCATTATCCGGTGCTCGAAGGAGATCAAGCAAACGGATCTGCGCCGCACCGTTGGTCGCTGTGTCGATGTCAATCTCATGTCCCGACAGCCCGGTGGTAGTACTTCCGGCGCCGGCAATCACCTCGGCGTTGTTACCGATGTCGGTCTGCGCCGAGGTGTCCGTGACACCATCGTCCTGGGCGATATACTTCTGATCTGGGTTGTCGGCGATCAGAAGCGTAGCCGCCGTAGAAGCCGCGACAAGCGCCTTCTGTGCGGTGGTAGCCGCGGTGGTGCCCTGGATCGACCCCACCAGCTGCGTGTTGGCAGCCTCGGCAATGCGGACCATGCCATCATCCTCCATTTCCATCAGATCATTGCGAAAGATCGCGGTGCCTAACCCCGCATCGCACTGATAGCGACCCAGTCCATACATAACGCCAGTAGGATCAAATCCTTTGGCAGTGTCAGTGTTAGCCATAATCCTTTCCTTTTCAGGCTAGTTCGTGAGTGCCCCGCTGATCTCTGATCGTGAGGCCCTCATGGGCATTTGGATCGCCCGCCCGCCAGTCGGCGCCGCCACCCGCCTTCTTGGCGAGTGCCCTGGCCACCTGGCCGGCAACGGTCGAGTCATAGCCCTCTTGTTTTAACTTGTTGTAGATCTCTCGCTCGGCGCCGTCCTTTGCGTTGCGAAGTTCCTCCTTGCGCGAGATCAGGTTCTTTTCAATAGAAGCCTTTGCCTGCCGCTCACGACGTTTCCAGACTTCCTCGGACATCTTCATCAACGCCATCTCGTTGGAACGGGCATTCCCGTCCACCGTATGGCCTGACTGCCCAGGCATACCCTCGGATTCGTCCTTCGGCAGCGGCACGAGCTCCGCCCCCTGGTTTCGCATACGGTTGATGTTGCGCTCGGCCACCCAGCGGTACTTCGCGCCTTCACTATCCGCACGCTTGCGTTGATTGGGAGGGATGTAGAGCGCATCAAAACGGTCGTAGGAGTCCTGCATGGTGACCCCCGCAATGTCTGCGGGGCCACGCTCGGACGGCTCCACCTTGTGATGCAACTTTACATCTAGTGTGTTCTCACTGTAGGCTTGGGCACAGCGCAAATTGTGCTGCTTTTTCAAGTGCTCAGTGATGTTCTTCTCAGGGTTGCTTTGATCGACGGTCATGCGAGCCCCGCAGAAGTAGCAGCTTTCGACGTTTGAATTGGACACCACCCACGCGACCGCCTTCTTAGCGAATTCGGCCTCGTCCTGGGTGTCACCTGCAATCACTTCCTTGGCAATTTTCGAAGGATTATCGCTCATCGTCCTACCGCTCCTGCGTGATTCGCTACCGACATCTCACGCAACGCCTTCGCCCGTTCGGGCGTGAGGTTCCGCAGACGCGACATGCGAGATTGGGAAGGGTCGTATTCAGGTTCGGGAGCAGGGCTGCCGTTGCCGCCGGCCGCGAGTACGTTCTGCGGTCGAGGCTTGCCCGTGGGCTTCACGTCACCATTCTCCAGCTTTGCCATGTAGATCTGCGACATGGCATAGTCGAGATTGGCTGGGTTGTCAGCGATCTGCGGATGAGCTGATACCTGCTGGTTCAGCGAATTCTGCATCTCGTTGGCTTGCTCTTGCGTAGCCAAGCCACTGTCAACCCACTTTTGAAAGCGGTTTCCTATCTGCCCCGCTTTCTCAATCTTGCCCAGGATCTTGCGCTCCAGGCTCTGTTCAAGCTGCCCCAGGTCCTGGCGCGTTGGTAGATCCTCCTTGGCCTGCGCCATCCCCCGAGTGAAAAACTTCTCGAGAGTTTCGTAGGCCTGCTGACCGGCTGCATCGTGCCCAAGCTGGGAACGAATCTCCTGCTCTGTCGGGACTTCGGACTGCTGTGGCTCCTGCCCCTGCTGCTGCTGCTGCTGCTGCTGCTGCTGCTGCTGCTGGTGCCGATACCACTGCTGCCACTTTACATCCCGTTCCATCAGCGAGGCCCGCTGCTGCTCGGCCTGCACCAACTTCTCTTCCGCCTCTTTACGCTTCTGCGATTCCTCGTTGAGCCTGCTGCGGGGGATGCGGCCGTTGCCGTCATCCTCCTCAACACCCGTAACGGTGGGTTCCGCCTGCGGCTCGAGCAGGGACGACTCGGACGATGCTCCAGGATCGAGCACAGTCGTCGTTTCGTTTACGTCCGTGGTCTGTTCCATTTTTTCTCCAGAACTAGAAAACGCCGACGGAGGCACGGAGCTAAAGGAGGGGACAGGCCCCCTTCGCCCCGCCGACCCTGCCGTCGGCGTTTTGCTGCGTTTATGCGGCCGTCAGGCCGCTCGGTCTCTAGTACTGCCTTGCTGGATTCTTCCGCACCGGCGACTTGCCCTTGCCGGACGTGGCTTTCTTGCCGCCCGTGTTACCTTTCGAGCTGGCCTTACGCGGCTTGTTAGAACCGTACTTCTTGTTGCCTTCCATGATATGCTCCCCTTATGCGAGCTGGTTAATAGACCTGTCGAGACGACCGCGAATGTCACCTCGCACACGATCACTGACCGTTAAGCCGCACGCATTGTACGCCTCGACAATCAGCGTTTCCATATCCCCGGTTTCCATGTCATCAACCATGAAGGTCAACGGCACGGCATCGGCCAGGGAGATAAAGAGATACTTGCCCTGGTTGGCGACGTTGCGCGTCACCGTTTTAGCTACGTCAGCTGGCAGGTTGCGCCTGGGCATACTCGCCAGTCACGTAAGTCGGATCCTCTCCCCCGTCATCGGGAGATAAGGCCGACTTTCTTTCCTCTTGCAACCGGCGCATGGCCAGCTCAATGCCATCGACAACCCCAGCAGCCCTGTTGATGCTGGTCACGTCGGACCCGCGCATGGCCGTACGCATCTTCGTCGTCTCAGCGTCGATCATCTGCTCGAGCATCTGCAGGGTGGCGCCGAAGTTAGGATTGGTGTAGAAATCCTTTTGGCTCCGCGATGTTGAAGTAAAATCAGCCATCTACCGTCCGCGCCTGGTCGGTTTATACAATGGCATTTCTGGACTCCTTATAGCGGCTGTCCGATTGTCGGCGGTGCCATGCCGTTGCCATTGGGCGACTGGTTCACATCGCCCATCGCGCCCATGTTCCCTACCCCCTGCAGCTGCGGCTCTATGCGCTCCTGACCCAGCGCCGGTCCCTGCTGCCCCTGTTGCCCCTGTGGGCCTTGTGCCTGCTGCTGGGCCGCCATCTGGGCCTGCTGCTGCTGCATCGCCTGCTTCTGCATGATGGCCGCCTGGTGCTCGGCATAGTGGGCCATGTGGCCGGTTTGATTAGGACGGCCCATAGAGACATATGCCGGGTCATTGAGGTGTTCCATGACCTTCTGCATATGCTGCTGGTCGTTGTCGTTGGGATGTACCGGCGCCGGCTGGTTGATGCCGTGCACCTGCTGGTCCATCTCGCCATTCTCTTCTTCCTGGGATTTTGGAACCCCAACGGAGATGGCTTCTTTCGGACCAATGAACTGAGCAGGATTGGGAAAGCCTGCCGCGTGCAGGTAGTAGTTGAGGATCTCCCACTGCTTGCCCATGTCCTGGGCGACAATGGCATTCTGCAGCAGCGGCATCAGCGCCTGACCCTGCTGCTGTCGGATCATTGACGAGAACATCCCCTCGTTGGCGCCGAGCTTGAAGTCATACTGGCCCCGCATCCACAACTCGTCGCGGGTCAGCTGCTGTGTCAGCGGTCCCTCACGGCCCTGGAGACGTAAAACGCGCTCTTCGGGCCCGTACTGCATTTCCATGTTGTAGAGGGTGTGGCAGAGGAACGAGAAGGCGTCCGCATCGGAGGCGACAATCTCGGAGGTTCGCGCCAGCGCCTCTTGCTGGGTACCGACAAAGCCGGTGGCATGACGCGCCGCCGCACCGGTCTGAGGAGAGATGCCGAGGAACAGGTCGGTGACCCCCATCACCCGTTCGATGAGGGTATAGAGGAGCTGTTCCTCCTGATGATAAAACGAGGTGACGTTCTGCAGTTGCGGAAAGCGCACCGCGTTAACATCATCGACCGGCACGCCCTTTAAGGGGCGCAATTTTATCTTTTCAGGATTGAAGATTGAAGAGGCCTGATAGAAGAAGAAGGGCATGTTGGTCGCGAAGCCGACATCGATACGCATATTGTGTATCGTGTCCAGTTCGGCGGAGAGATGCTTGACAATCTCCATGACGCCCATCGACTGGAGCCGGGTGCCGACACGCTGGTAGTGCAGCTCGAGCAGGGGGCGGCGGTTCTGCCAGTAGACATCACTGAGCCGGAAGGCGCCCAACAGCTTCAGCGGGCGCAGACTAACGTAGAAGAGACATTCTTCCTCGACTTTGCCGTTGGGGCCATCGACCTCCCACGGCATGAACCACATGACCGTCTCAAACTCAGGATTGGCCCGCTGCTTTGGAGTGCGGCGCCCCTCCAGGGACCGGGTGCGGCCCTCATAGCGATCCTGTGTCCGCGCTCGGGTGTTCTCACCGCCATGGGCATCGGAGCGATCCTGGGACGGGGCTGCGTCCAGCCACCAGTCGCGATCGTTCATATCCTTGTCGGTCTCGATGTAGCCGTAGGCCGACTCTTTGAGCTTCCACATCAGCGACAGCGGCTGCCACTGGCGGATGCCGACATAGTCGGTGCCGCCGCGGTTGGCCTCCGACACCGGCTGCAGGTTCATGCCCTCCGGCGGGTGGATCAGGTCATCCCACTCAACCGGGTGCAAGGTGAAACCATCGTAGCGCGTGCGCTCAATGGTCTCATGCTCCTGCGCCACCGTCTCAACGACGATCTCGTCGTCGGTGATCAGTGGACGCCCATCGGGCAGAAGCTGGATAGTGGGATCGGAAGAGGCGGTGACGCGACGGAAGGAGAAGGTGTCTTTGGCGGGGAGGATAAGTCCTACACCAAGACCATGGATGCAGCGCATCCGCGAAACGATGTTCCATTGGGCGCGGGCATTCATGCGCCGCAGGTGCCAGCTTACCAGGGCAGTTGAATGCCGGAAGATCTCCTCGTCGTCGTCCTCGTAGGCTTCGCCGGCGACTAAGGGCGTCTGTCCCCAGATGGCCGAGGTAAGCCGCGTGCCGATAGAATCCACCAGCCAGAAGGGCATCTGCACATGCAGGTTGGCGCTGCCCTCCCACGGCCCCGAGCGATGGGTGTCGAGGGAGCCGCGAAACATCTGGTCGTAGAGATCGTGCTGTTCAGAGAAGGCCGTGCGCTCCTGCACCTGGGACTGGTACAGGTCGTGGATCGTCTGTGCTAGCTGCTCTTTGTCCCCTTTGGAGAGGTTGAGCAGTTCCGGCTCGGCAAAGTCCGGCCGCCTATCCATAGGACACGCCCGCCAATGGGCCTGCCCCCAATGGACATAATCATAGCTATAAAACTTCTCGATTAAGAATATCGGACATTGCTTTACACCGTGTCAAGTGCATCTTTGTTAATCGCGTGTAACTGATCTCTGGAGATCAAGGTCAGCCATTCACCATCGACACAGATCTCCGTACCGACGAACTGTTCAAGCACCACCTCGTCGCCGACTTCTACGTCTACGTGCGGCTGCTTTCTTCGCTTTTTCCCGATAGCGAGCACGGTCCCGTTCTCCGCTGGCCTTACTGCGTTGTCGGGAATCAACAGCCCCTGTCTGGTGAAGATGTCCGGCGCATGTCTCCGCACCAGAATCCGCCCCCCCACCGGGGTCACCGTCGTCGTCTGCACCTTGTGCGACTGTGACATTAATCTCCTCACGGTTTTTATTGAGATAGGCGACCAGGCCATCCCAGACGCCGGCCCTGTGGAGCATCTGCACGGCAAACTCCCGCGCCTGGGCATCGGTGCCCCACAGCGCCTGCTCCAACAAGCTGTAGCGAAAGCCCTCCTTCCACTGCGGGGAGGTAGGCTCCTTCGACTCTTCCCACTGCGCCAATGCCGCATCAGCCCTGGACCAGTCCAAAGCCTCATACAGATCATTAAGGCGTTTCAATAGCCCGTCACCGCGTGCCCCTGGTGCTCATGCTCCTCCTCCACCGGCAGCACGATACGACGGTCCAACCCCCTTAAGACCAGGGCCAGGGCATAGCAAGGCGCTTCGTCAGCACCCCGTATCCCTGCCTGGGTCCTCTGATTATCAAACTCGACGGGAAAGTGGAGCTGCTGCACCGGCTGCCCGTCCTTGCCCACCATCGGCATCTGAGTACGAGGATCCCACACCTGGGTAGCGAGCTTGCGCTCGATGAGGTGGTGGGCCGCCTCCTCCTCGAGCTGCTGAGTGGTAACGCGGGCGACAAGGTCTACCGACGAAAAGGAGGGATAGAGCGAGCGCAGGGCCGTAGGCGAGCCCTCGGGGTAGTGGGTTAACCCTTCCTGATGGCGCACCAGATCAACGTGCTCGGTGTCACCTATATATATAGAATAGGCGCGGTAGCGATCTTTGAACCCTACCAGCTCGTTTAAGAAGTGGTGGATGTCGGTGTCCTCATACTCAGCCAGGACCACATAGAGGCGCTCTTCTCCGTACACCCGCTGGCCGACGACGACGAGAAAAGGGTCCGGCTCCAGCCACACCCCGATAGCAGTACAGGCAAAGTCGAGTTCGAGCAGCTGGTCGATCTCCCCCGGTGGTTGCCACATCAGCGTCAGCGTGTCCGCAATCTCCATGGCGCCGACGTATTTCACCAGGACACCTTCACATCGACAGCCTCCAGCTCACGGCGCATACGAGCCCAGTCAGTAGCCTTGCTGCGACGGTGGGGCGAACCAGGGTTTATATACGAGTTACGTTTAGGGCCGGGGACCGCCTTGGGCGGCACCGCCCGCACCATCCACCAGGGGCGACGGCGACGCATGTCATCATCGCACTCCCACTGTCCATAGAAAGGATTCATCCTGCAACCTCCGGCGGGTCCACCGGACCCTGCTCCTTGAGCAGGTCGTTCTGCACTGCGTAGGCACCCAGGTTGGCCATCATAGTCCTTTCCACCTCGGGGCTAACGTCGATCGACTGGACATGCTGACAGGTGCAGTCCCTGACGACGTGGACACCACCGACCTTACGACTAAACGCCATGTCCACGTTGTCGTGGGGGTAGTCAGAGGAACCATAATGGAACCAGGGAGGCTCCATCGACTCGAGCACCTCCCGCTCGATGACCACGCACCCCAACCCGGCGCCATCGACCTTGAACACCTTATGCTCCGGCCATTGATTGACCGGCAGCGTGTCCCAGTAGGCGTTATTCATCTTATAGAGCGAAGGCAGGGCGCCCGGCTGCCCCAGGTGGATACCGTAGACGCCGCAGAGGACGGGAAAGTCATGCTTGACAATGGCATTCGAGCGCGGCGGAGTGATCGCTGAATCAATCAACCACAACCGGTCCCCATCCCCCTGGAGGAAGTCAGAGACCATATAATTACGCGCCGCCACCACCCCCTCTGCCGAAAAAAACGGTTCGATGTCCCAGAGGTGGTACTTTTTCGCAGCCCACATCATCCAGCGCGTGAGCAGGGGGTCGATGGTTCCTGAATGAAGAATGCGAACGACAACCTTCATGGGAGCGCCTCTATGGACCGACCATGCATCGACGGCAGGTAAGAGGGGTGGCGGTTGTAGTTCTCGTCTCCAGTTGCCGCCATCAAGGCCATGGCGGTGGCTACCACCCCGTCCACCGGCCGCGACTGCGAGGCCTTGACAATGCGCCAGCCGCGCTCGGTCTGCTTGGCGTTGCAGTGAGAAAAGTGGGCCCGCAGCTCCTGGTCATCGACCAGGGCCAGGGTGTCCTCGACCATGTGCGAGTGGAGCGTGTTGGAGGCCAGGATCATCTCAGTGCCCTGGTTGACCTCGTTGAGCTTCGAACCGAAGCCCTCCTCCACCAGTCTTTGCTTGGTAGTCGCCATCATGTAGGGATCGTAATTAATCATGGCCACCTGCTGCGTCTTGAGGAGGCGGAGCAGGCAGGGCTCCACCTGGGTGACCATGTTGACCGGGGGCCTGTAGATGCGACAGCCCCACAACCGGAAGTACTGCTCTTCGTAATCGTGGTAGACGGCGACGATGGCCGAGGTATCCTTCTTAATACCTATATCCACGCCGACGAACAGAATCGGGTCCATAAGAAAGGACCGTCGCCTGTCCGACGGGCTTTAAGGTTAATGGTGGGGCGGCCGGCGGAGAGCGGAGGCAAACCACCGTTCGGGGAGCGACCCCCTACCGCCCCGTCTATCGGTAACCGTACAACACCCGATGCTGAAACATCTCATGCTCGCCATCGGGCTTCTGCATCAAAGCTCTTGCCTGGTTGATGTCGCGCTTCTCCAGCCGCACATCCGTATCATCCTTCATCAACTGCAGCTCGTTAGGATACATCACGTAATTCTCGAAGATGAAGATCTGATTCCACATCCTGGTATACAAACACCCCTTGAGCACGGGATTGCCAGTGGCGGTGCGCGGCGTCTTCTCCTCGAGATAAAAAACCTGCGCCGGCAAGGGCAGGCCCGACGGGGTAACACCCACCACCTCGTAGTAGGCGTCCACCTCCAGATTATTTATCGACCTGGCGAAAACGTTCATACCACTCCCTGGCCCTGTTCCGCCCCCTCACCGTCTTCCACAGCTTCTTACCGCACCGGCCACAGCGCGGGTCCTCCCAGTCAATGTCCTGAAACCAATTAACCCAGGCACAGGGACACCACTTGCGAGGACGATAACGGACATCACTCAACTCTGCGGCTTGTACGCCCCCGTAAGACGACCACAATCAGCAACAGCACAAAGAGCAGAGAGAATACCCCCATCAAAGCAAAGACAGCGATAATCCACTCTACGGCTCCCATCGACGATACTTCTCCAAACGCCGGTTATACATACCGGGGACATTGGCCTTCTGCCAGGACAGCGTCCGCTCATAGCAGTCACAGACGCGGGTAACATCCGCCGGACGAAAACGCCAGTAGTGGCGATCGCCCTTCATCCGGTAAGACGGCACCACCTCTCCCCGCTCGATATAGTTGTAGATAGTTGTCTTATCAATACCCAAGAGCCGGGAGACAGCCTGCAGCGAAAGCGGCCAGGCAATCATTCACGCTCCACTATCCACAGCCCCAGCCGATATAGCCCGTAAAACAGCGGCACCGCCGCAAGCAGACTCAATACCATCACGCCTCCAAAAGTCCTTGTACCTGCTGCCACAGATCCTCCTCCGTTCCAAACCGAGCCTCAAAACGCGAACGCGACGCATGAAAAGCGTCAGGCCCATACTGATGATGTAGGCCACACAGCGGGATATAACGCTTCGACCGCTGACCCATACCCACATCACAGCGCAGGTGATGGATAGCAGCAGGCGTAGCCCGATACCCCAGGTTGTAGCAGACAATGCACCCGAGAGCGGCCACCTCAGACATCGACGGCATACAAAAAGAAGGGCGAGCCCGCACCCGCGTAAGCACCCTGGACATTGAAATCAAAAAACTCCCACGCCTCCTCCTCCTCCATCCCCATGCCCTCAAGCACGCCAACCACCTTCTGAGCATCGTAGCAGAAAGCCTCCTCCTGCCCACAACGCCTAACCACCCCCACGATACAATCATCGTAGGCCAGGCGCGGCTCGAGCATCATCATTTTCCCAGCTCTTCCAAAAAACGCCCCACCAGGCGCCGGAAAGACTCCACCTTCTCCCGATTCACCACCGTCCCATTCTCATAGCACCGATACTGCCCCGCACGCTCACAAACGCTACAACGACGCAGATGTAAGTCCTGGTCCCCCTGCAACGCCTCCACCATCACCATCACCCCATCACAGCTCCCAGGCTTACCCACATTACGCTTACCACAAACGACCTCACTCATCCAGCAATTCCCGCAACCGCCGCTTCGACACTACCTCGTCCCGCACCACCTCCCACGTCGTAAAACGCTCCCCACAGCGCACACACAAACGCCGACGGTGAACATACCGTGAATGGACTTTGGTGTATGGAACCCGTGTCTGACCACCGCAAAACACACATTTCATGCTTATATATATAAAAACACCTATACATGCATATATATAAGCTAACCGATGCCTCGTACTTAACCATAGAAATCGTGTTACACGCATGTAACGATAGGGGCGATAGAGAGCGACATTCAAAGAGGGGCCCCAATTTTA